CGCCCTCCCTGTACTGGCAGCAAAGCGTGTATAAACGGTTGGTGCGTTGATTCAAATCCACCTCACGTTCCTGTATCAACAGGCCTCCCGGTTTACCCTTAGATTTTGATTGTACTATACTAGAAAGAATGGTAAGTCGTGGTACGGTTGGACTCGGATTAACTGGCCTATTTGCTGTGTTTTTAACTGCACTGTTTGTATTGCCTTACGTAAAGATGTTTTTTCCAATGGTAAGTGGATTTATGGATATGACCTGTGAGGAAGGACGTAAACCATGTGACGAGGGATACTTTTGCGCACAACGTACCTGCGTTCCCATTTTACCAAAGTATTCCATGGATAAGGTGCAGCCTAATTCATCTTTTTAATAATACAGCAGCCTACTTCTTATAGTGTTTTACTAAAACATGTTAAGAATTCTATACATCATTTATTCCTTCTCACCCTTTCGTTGTAAAAATAGGTCTGGCGTATTATCAAAGAGTCCTCCACCGGCAGCAGGAGAGGAAGCAGGAGTTGCGGTCTCCTCCTCTACAACACTCATAACCTCCTTTGCCGTTTTTGTACCAGCCTTTCCAGTACGAACATCCTTATTTTCCTTGAAAAACTGCTCCTTCTGATCTTCGTTTTCCTTATAAGACTTCATTAAGCTATTGAGCTCATCCTCGGCATACTCCTGGTCTGCTACATCATGAGGCTTGGGATCCCATGCAAGCCACTTTCCAACAGTAGCTACATAAATGTTATGAATTGGATCATTGCGCTGAAGCTTCTTTGCCCGAGCCGAAGCCTCTTCCTGGGATGAATAGGAACCACGTACTTTGAGTCCACGAACTGATGTCTGAAATCCATTCTTGGAATGAAAGTCCTCCTCCAACCTTTTTCCATTTGAAAACATAAAATCGTCATAGGACTCCTTGATAGTCGTAGCTGTAATATCCTTGGAATTCTCTTTGACATAGTCCTGGTAAGCACCCAATACCGTATCGACAGGGATTCGTGCCTGACGACACAAATCAGATGCCTCTGCCAAGTTCTCATTGCTGAGACGAGTGGATTCTGCGTCTAGTTTTGTATTAAAGTCCATCACTTGTTTCGCCAAAAATTTCTCAAGATTCTTTGTCTTCCAGGTAATTTCATATTGTTTCATAAATTGTTCAAACATATACATATCCTTCCTGGCAAGAACAGATTCAGGACTCAAGAAACTCAAAAGAACAAATCGCTGTCCCGGGATTTCATTATCTTCGTCCAAAAAGTCTTCTTTGATAGTATTCGATGCCATTTGTTCTTCTTCCTATATACATGACTATTTGGCCACTCTTTACGCAGGCTATGAATTATACTCCGGACAAGAACAGTTCTTCCCGAAACATTTTCAAACACTAGAGTATAGAAGCAAATGGATTTCAGTGTCGGTGAATTCGTAAATCGTGCTCTAAAGTATTTACTCGAGGGTCTGGCAGTAGCCGTTGCTGCAATCTACATCCCCAAGAAATCTCTTCCTCTTGACGAGATCGCCGCCCTGGCCTTGGTTGCAGCGGCCGTCTTTGCCCTTCTGGATGTTCTTGCCCCTTCCATCGGTGTCACTGCCCGTCAAGGCGCTGGATTCGGTCTAGGTGCCAACCTGGTCGGCTTCCCTATGCGCCGCTAGGTGCTAAGTCGTTAGACTATGCGCCGCTAGGTGCTAAGTCGTTAGACTATGCGCCGCTAGGTGCTAAACCGGTAAATCTGGTATAGTAAAGTAATATAGATTTAATGAAGCCAATTTATAAAAACGATAAGAATAGTTTTTATAAATAGTATAAAATTACAACAATATCATACAAACCGAAGAAGATCCTCGTAGGAATATCGTATTATATTTGTATTGTCTGAAATCATTCTGTTATACAGTTTGGAAGAAGCTCCTAGCCATACTAGTAAATAAAACCAGAATTCTGGACAAATTGGTTTAGGTTCTACAAGACTTACAGTATCAGGATGTTCTAGTACAAGTGTTGCCATAATTATTTGTTCTTTTCCTATAAATAATTTTGCTTGAATATATTTATCTATAATTGATTCGTATAATCTATCATACCGCTTCCAAGATTCTATAGAACCTGCAACAATTCCACCACCAATTCGCATTTTACCTAAAGCACCTCCACGAAAGGGGATTCCATTTATAGTTTGAATAGCATTGTCTTTTTCTGTAAATTCACCAACATTTAATAGTAATATACGATCAGTTGGAATTCGTTCTGGATGAGGAAATTCTTTTTCTACCAATCTACATAATCCTTCTGATCGTAGTATTCCTGCATCAGTCCAAACAAAATCAGTATGATTCCATGGATTTAAGGCAATCGCTCGTTTTACAAATTCTTTTTTCTCATACCAAACTTTATATAAATCTACAGAATGGTATTTATTTTCTGGATCAATCGCATACTGTGTTTCCCAGAAGGTTTGTGAAAATGCTGAATTTGCTATCCATTCAGAACGGTCTAGAATTTGAATATGTGTACGATCTGGAAAATGGGATCTACATACTTCCACAAATGGTTTAAATGATTCTTCACAAAAAAATAGAATATGAGCTTCACAGTGTTCTAAAAAAAGACGAATCCACGTACGATACTCTTCTTTAGAATATTTTGAAGGCATTTCATAATAAGCAGAAACAACTGTTGCAGGAAGTGTTTTTTGGGTAAATGTTCCAAGTGGTTTTACTTGATGATATCCTAATCGGATTCTTCGTTTAGGAGCTTTGGAACCCCACGATGACATATCTTTTATATTCTGGATAGTCTGGTTTAGAACCATTAAATGCTTTTAATAAATTCCCATCCCATTTCAGCACATATGCTTTGCCAAACCTTACTTTGTTGATACAACTTGTCACGATTTTTCAGCAAAGGGAAACTTGCCAAGAATTCATCAAGCTCCAACAGTTCACAGAATTTGTACAAGACATACGAATAGGACAAGAAATTTCGACGATTTTTGGGACAATGCTTCTGGAAACTTGGCTGAATTTCCTTGAACATATGACGTAGCTTTTCCTCCGTCTCACGATTCATGACTGGTGCAATACTTCCATTCAATCGACTTATAATATAAGGAATATGATCGTATTGACGATTTAACTTGAGTTTTCGCAACACTTCGCGCATTTGTCTGTATTTCAGATTTTTCATATCTGTAATACGCTGTTTTTTCAGCTCAACTGTAATCATATCAAAAATCTCCTGAGGAATTTCAGTACTTCCTTTTGCCTGAAATTGCGCCAACAGTTCATTAAAGTGATTGATACGCTTATACGCATAATAGGAAGACTCGCGAGGAGGATCCTTATAGGACGGGCGATCACTATCAATTAAGATAAATTCAGTCATACCACATTCTGGGCAATACAGCATTGCCTCATTCTGACTAAACATCATATCAGTTCCACATTCTACACACTCTCCAGACATATCATCCAATTCATTTGATTTCTTCACATATTCTGGATTAATTTTCAGCAAATATTTTTCCAGTAAACTGTCACGACTCAGACCTTTATCTGACTGCTTCGAAACTTTTTCAAATACTTGGCTTTGTTCGATTCCAGTATCAATGGCTGCTGCAGTTTCTAAAGCACTTAATACATCGCCAGGCTTTCGTTTGGATCGTTGGGAAATTGCCCCAATCGCTCCCTTGGATATTTTATCCTGTATATCATAATAATCAAACAGAAGATTTCCAGTATCTAATAAATAGTCGTAAAGACGTCCATCTTTCTGTTTTTCTGCCAATTCTTCCTCTAAACGCACATATTGATTTTCTAACTGACCGCGTAATAAATCGTCTGTTGTTGATTCAATTTGTTCTTTCAATTCCTTTGATTCTTCTTGTAAAAATGAAACCTCTTCTGTTTCACTTTGTATTTTTTTCAATTGATGTTGATGAATTACATCCAATGTAGTTCGTTCTTCAGGATTACTTCGTTTTGTTGGACGAATCTTAAAGAATCCATCCTGTGACTTTCCCGACATTCTATAAGTGCTACAATTGTATATATAGTGTGTTTAAGCAAGAAGATATGTAACAGGATCCTTGCGGGAAGTACAGGACAATTCGAATCCCGGTGTTCTGCCATTTGCGTTTTACACCTTTCCAAAATTTTTTTCTGTGCATGGGGTATAGACAAAGATGACAGGTGGTGGTTTAATGCAGCTCGTAGCCTATGGTGCTCAAGATGTTTATTTGACTGGTAACCCCCAGATTACCTTTTTCAAGGTAGTGTACAGGCGTCACACTAACTTTGCCATGGAGTCCATTGAGAATCCCTTCAACGGAGCTCCTAACTTTGGCAAGAGGGTCACTTGCACCATTCAGCGTAATGGTGACTTGATCTTCCGCATGTACCTGCAGGCCACCCTGCCTCAGGTGACCCTCCAGGCCAGCGATGGCTCTGGTGCTCAGTTCAGGTGGCTCAACTGGCCTGGCCACAACCTCATCAACTCCGTCGAGCTGGAGATTGGTGGTCAGCGCATTGACAAGCACTATGGTGACTGGCTCCAGATCTGGAATGAGCTCACCCAGGAGCCTGGCAAGCAGGCTGGCTACTCCAAGATGGTTGGTAACGTCCCTCAGCTAGTGAACACCCTTGTTCAGGGTGGTGAGGACTGCGATGCTGCGTGCGGCTCTGGTGCACCCAACACCTCTGACGAGGTTGCCAAGTGCGCCCCTGAGTACACCCTGTACATCCCTCTTATCTTCTGGTTCAACAGGCACCCCGGTCTGGCTCTGCCTCTGATTGCCCTGCAGTACCACGAGGTTCGTATCAACCTGGAGTTCAACACCATCAACTCCATGTGCTGGGACTA